TTAGGGACCCAAGAAATATAGATAATATAGTTGCTAAACGTGGGGCATTATTCATGATTGATTTAAAACATGAGGTTCAAAAGAGAGGATGGACTGTCGCCAATATTAAGACAGACTCGATTAAGATACCAGAGGCTAATAAAGATATTATAGACTTTGTTATTGAATTTGGTAAAAAATATGGGTATGATTTTGAACATGAGACAACCTATGAAAAGTTCTGTTTGGTTAATAATGCGGTCTACATTGCAAAAGACACAAATGGTAAATGGCATGCGACAGGTGCACAATTTAGTCACCCATATGTGTTTAAGACATTATTTAGTGGGGAACCGATAGAGTTTAATGATTTATGCGAAACTAAGGCAGTAACAACAGCTTTATATTTAGATATGAATGAAGATCTTCCAGATGGCGAGCATGATTATCACTTTGTTGGTAAAGCTGGGTTGTTCTGTCCAATAAAACCTGGAGCTGGCGGTGGTCTCCTTATGAGGGAGAAAGAAGGTAAATATTATGCAGCAACAGGTACAAAGGGATACAGATGGTTAGAGGCAGAAATGGTTAAACAATTAAATAAAGAAGACGATATAGATTTAACGTATCATAGAACATTAGTGGATAACGCAATAGCGACAATAAGTAAATATGGTGATTTCGAATGGTTTATAAAATAAAAGGAGGAAAATAAATGGTTAATAAAAATATTGTTATAGAGAATGCTAGAATAGGTTTTAGAAACTTTAGTGGAGAAGAGGGTAGATTTAACCCTAAAGGTAGACGTAACTTCTGCGTCTTCCTTGACCCAGAGTTAGGTGAAACATTACAAGATGATGGATGGAATATTAAATGGCTTGAACCTAGAGAAGAGGGGGATGAAAAGCAGGCGTTTTTACAAGTAGCTGTAAGTTATAAAAACATCCCCCCAAAGATAGTTCAAATAACGAGTAGAGGGCAAACAATTCTTGATGAAGACATGGTAAGTGTACTTGATTGGGCCGAAATAGAAAACGTTGACATTATTATAAGACCATATAATTGGGAAGTGAACGGTAAGAAAGGCGTAAAGGCCTATGTTAAATCTATGTATGTCACAATTTTCGAAGATGAGTTCGCACATAAATATAATGATATAGACATAGTTAAATAATGAGTTTAAAATTAGATAAACACCAATTATTAGCTATTAATAAACTGAGAACAGGCTCCATCCTAAACGGTGGAGTCGGCTCAGGAAAGTCTAGGACCGCTATAGCATATTACTATCTGAAAATAGCGAATGGTCAATTAGAGATAAATGGACACGGGGAGTATAAAATTATGCAGCGCCCTACTAATTTATATATTATAACCACTGCCAGAAAACGAGACACATTAGAATGGGAAGAAGAATTAGCGCCTTTTGGATTAACGACAAACAGTAAACTTAATCCTGGCAATATAACAATAATTATTGACTCGTGGAATAACATAAAGAAGTATGTAGATATTAAAAAATCATTCTTTATATTCGATGAGCAGAGGGTTGTCGGTTCTGGCGTCTGGGTTAAATCGTTCTTAAAAATATCAAAAAATAACCAATGGATATTGTTAAGCGCAACTCCAGGAGATACATGGTTAGATTATATTCCAGTATTCATCGCCAATGGTTTTTACAAAAATAGGACTGAATTTATTAGAAGACATGTTGTTTATAATCAATTTGTTAAATTTCCAAAGGTTGATAGATATATAGAAACTGGTCATCTACTAAAGTTAAGAAGTAAAATATTAGTTGATATGAAATACAAAAAACATACTAACCAGATTCATAAAGAAATAAAAGTGAAGTATAATCAAAAGGATTATAATAGACTTCTTAAAGATAGGTGGAATATATTCAAAGACAAACCTATTAAAAATATTAGTGAATTATGTTATAGTCTAAGACAGGTTATAAATTCAGATGTTTCTAGAGAGAAGGCCCTAGAGCATTTAACCAAAAAACATAATAAGCTTATTGTATTCTACAACTTTAATTATGAATTATATATTCTTAGAGATGTTGGGAAACGTTTAAATATACCAACAGCAGAATGGAATGGGCATAAACATGAACCAATACCTAAGACTGATAAATGGTTATATCTAGTACAATATACTTCAAATGCCGAAGGATGGAACTGTATAGAAACAAATGCTATGGTGTTCTATTCACAAAACTACTCATATAAAATAAAAATACAAGCATCAGGTAGAATAGACAGACGTAATACACCATTCGAGGATCTATATTATTATACATTCATTTCACCAGCAAGTATGGATATAGCTATTAAGAAAGCCTTAGATGATAAAAAGAACTTCAATGAAAATAAATTTATAGAGGATTAGCCCTCGCGTCGCAAACATATGCTATAATAGAAGGGATAAGATATCACACTTACCCTTCTTATATTTTTTTAAAAAGGAGGTCGTCTAATGCGTGAAAGTAAATTCCAATCAGAATTAATAAAAGAATTGAATAGAATATTTAGAGGTTGTGTTATTCTAAAAAATGATGCTAACTATATCCAAGGTTTTCCAGACCTTACAATCCTATATAGGGATAAATGGGCTGTTCTAGAATGTAAGCGTAGTGCTAATGAAAAATTTCAACCTAATCAAGAATACTATATTTCTGAATTAGACGATATGTCCTTTGCGAGGGTCATCTATCCTGAGAATAAAGAGGAGGTATTAGATGAACTTCAACGAGCATTTAGATCTTAAAGATAAGCATGCGTTCCTAAGCCCAAGTAAATATCATTGGATTAATTATGATGATGAAAAATTAGATACTACTTACTTTAAAGCAATGGCTGTAGAGAGAGGCGTTCGTCTTCATGCTTTAGCAGATGAATGTATTAGACTCGGCGTTAAGTTACCGAGAAATAAAAAAACATTAAACATGTATGTTAATGATGCAATCGGTTTTAAAATGGAAACAGAACAAATATTATATTATTCGGATAATGCTTTTGGGACAGCCGATGCTATAGTATTTAAAAATGATTTCTTAAGAATTCATGATTTGAAAACAGGCGTTACACCAAGTTCCATGACACAACTAGAGGTATATGCAGCATTATTCTGTTTAGAATATTCTAAAAATCCAAATAACATCCGAATCGAGTTACGGATATATCAGAATGATGAGGTAATAGTGCATGAACCCCATCCTGAGGATATTTTATATATTATGGATAAAATTATATTATTTGATAAGCGTATAGAAAAAATAAAATTGGAGGGGTAACGTATGAGCGAGCTAAAACACTATGGTACTCCAAGACACTCAGGTCGATATCCTTGGGGCTCAGGTGAAAACCCATATCAGAGTCTATCCGGATTCTTGAGTTCAGTTCATGAGTTAAGACAAAAGGGTTTAACAGAAGCTGAAATTGCCAGGGGTATGGGTATAACAACAACACAATTAAGGGCTCGAATTTCAATTGCACGTTCAGAGAAAAGAGCCGCAGATGTTGCAATGGCTATAAGATTGAAAGATAAGGGATATTCGAATGTTGCTATAGGAGAGAGAATGGGTATAAATGAATCTTCCGTTCGTTCACTGCTTAACCCGACACTACAAGAAAGGGCAGAGATAACTGCAACAACAGCTAAAATGTTAAAAGAAAATGTAGATTCTAAAAGATATCTTGATATAGGTGCTGGTACAGAAAATCATTTAGGCATTAGTAAGACGAAACTCAATACAGCGATTGCTATGCTACAAGAACAAGGTTATAAAGTGCAATATGTAAAAGTGGAACAAGTAGGGGTTCCAGGTAACTTTACATCTGTTAAGGTATTAACTCCCCCAGATGTTACTTATAGTGAATTATATAAAAATCAGCATAATATTAAGACAATTGCAAACTACTCGGATGATGGTGGTAGATCTTTCCTTGGTATAGAACCAATAAAAAGTATAGATTCTAAAAGAATTAAAATAATCTATAATGAGGATGGTGGGGCAGATAAAGATGGTGTTATAGAACTCAGACGTGGTGTCGATGAGTTATCTCTTGGTGATAAAAG